ACGGAAAAAAGAAAAGGGGGCCGAAGCCCCCTTTCCGTAGAACCACTTAGGCTCCGGGCGAACCGAAGATACCCAGCGGGTCCGAGACACCGAAGCTGTAACGCTCGCGGGCCTTGTAACGGACGTTGCCGGTATCAAAGTCGCCGTCCATACCCGTGCTCATCGGAGTACGAACAAAGTGCTTCAGACCGTTAGGCACGTCCGTGGTCAGGAACCAAGCGTTCGTGTCGGTCAAGAAGTGGTTAACGGTGTAACCCTCAGGGATCGAGCCGTTGTTCTTCAGCGCGTTGATGTCGTTGTCGGCGGTAGCCACGCGAAGCTCGGTTTCGAGCAGGCGGGTTGCCACGAACATCAGGGCCGGAGGAACAATCAGCTTGCGGGGCTTGGCAGCGATCAGCAGACCACGTTCGTCCGTCCACCCGGCGATCTGAATGACCGCGTTTTCGAGGGACGTTTCGTTGAGGTCAGCACCCACGGTGGGGCGATTGCTGTTGGTACCACCGCTGATCAGCGGATGCGCCGTCGAGAACAGGCTGACGCCGTCGCCATAGGTGACGCCGGAGTTGAAGCCTTGGTTCAGGATGGAAGCAGCCTTGACCTGCTTGGTGTACGCCATGGCACGAGCCAGAGCCTTGGTGTACCGGGACGACAGAGAGTCGTACAGGTTGTCCTCGACCGCCTCTTCGGTGATCGAGAAACCCATGGCGATGGTTTCGTGGTTGTAGCGAGCGGTCCAAGCTTCCTGCGCATTGTCATAAGCAATCGCAGCGCCTTCGTTCTTCACCGGAGCGGCGGAGAAGCCAGACAGCTTGGTTTCCTCTTCGAACGAGCGCTCAGAGGTCTCCGTTTCGTAGATCTCTTTGTGCTCTTCGCCGTAGCGAGCGTACTCCAAACCAAACAGGGCGTTCAGACCCGGCAGGAGTTCTTTCAGTAGTTGGGCACGAGAAATTGCCATTTTGAGTTACTCCTTAAATGCCGGTTGCAAAGGCATACGAGTGGTAACCCTGATTCCACTTGACCAGAACTTCGGGGAAGCCCACGAAGGTCAGTTCAGAACCAGAGGCCAGCGTGATAGCGCTCGACACAGTAACGGTCGTGCCGTTCACGTTCGTCACCGTGATGAAGTTACCAGCAAGAGAGCCAGTGCCAGTCGGGCAGATCAACTGCATGCCAGACTGGAGGCCAGTCACAGCAGCAGCCAGCGTCACCGTGGTGCTGGAGCCAGAGGTGCTGCCGGTGCCCGTGAGGGTCACAGCAGTCTCAGGCACAACGCCAACGACGCGGAACGGCAGAGCCGTGGCAACAGCCACGTTACCGGTACCGTTGCTAGGCTGATCACCCGACACGCCCATCGCGGAGTTACCCGTGTTGGCGCTACCGGCGGTGCCTGTCACGCAGTACACGTTGTTGCCAACGAAACTTTGTGCGGCAAAGCCAACGGTGGTAGCGGTGTTGCTCAGTCCGCCAGAAGGCTGACCAATCATCACTGCCTTGAACACCGCGCGGTCATCATCAACGATGAAAGCCGTGATGTCGTTAGCCAGAACATTACCGGGGTAATACTGGGCGAACAACTTCTGACCCGTCGAGGGGTTGGTGTACGAACAGCCCACGAAAATACCAACCTGACCGGCGCGAGCCGTCGTCGTGGTAGACGTGGTCATGCCAGTCAGCGCAACAGTGCCGTTGGCAATCAGTTCAACGAGGTCGCCATTGAAAATGGCGGTTCCGTAGTTCCGAGCAATCGGAAGCTGACGGATTGCGCCCGCGTAGGGTAGGCCGTTCAATTCATTGATCGGCTTGAAACCGTATGCGGCGTCAACAGAGGGGTAAGCCATGTTGGACTCCTAGATTAAGTGCCTTTGCCAAAAGTCACCTTGGATTTCTTGTCCGCAAACAAGGGCATCCGAGGGTCATTCTCGCGCATGAAGTTGCTGTCGACAGAGCGCATTTGCGAATCGGCTTGGTTCAGGTAGTAGTCGTTTCGCTGCTCAGTCAACTCAACCGGGGTCTTGCAAAGAAGAAGCCCGCCAATCTCGATACCGTCGGGGAACCGACCGTTCGGGTTAGACAGGACACGCAGCTTGGGCTGCGTAGAAGCCTTAACGGGCTCCCAGCCTTCTTGCATCTTGGCGGAAATATGGGCCGGATCAGCGGTGCCGAAGATGCTCAAACGAATCCACCGAAATGCATAGCCCGGCTCGGGTTCCGGCTCAGGCAGCAGTTGGGGCGGCGTCCACTTGCGTGCAGGGCGCGCCGATTCTTCACGGGTTTCAAGCTCTCGGGTCAAACGATTAGATTCAGCCATGATTATTTCCTCATTTCTTCCGCAACCTTACGAGCATAGAGTTCCAGAGGAACACCAAGCCGCTTGGCGATTTCAACCTGCGATTTCGTCAGCACGATCTTTTTAGGCGCTGTGCTGCGCGACGCAGGAGCTACTACGTTCGATTTACGGGACGAAGATGACGCATTCGCCTGTTTGTCGGAGTCAAACGACTCCGGAAACACTTGCCGCATACGGGCGTTAACCCGGTCGTAGTACTCGTCTGATGTGGGGTCAATACCGGATTTGATGAGCTTGTTATGCAGAGCAAGCGCAAAGCCCGTCATTTCCTCGTCTTGACCAAACCACCGATTCTCTTTCTGCCACTCTAGCGCACGGGAATCCGGTTGAGGTGCAGATACATTTTGCTCGGGTTGTACAACAGGAGTTTCTTGTTGTAAAGGGGCTGGCTTAAAATTGTTCACGCGCTCAGCCTTCATTTTGGCTGCGGTGAGTTCCTCTTGAGCCGCCACTAGAGCGTCGGAATCTCCTGCTTCGTACGCTTCTTTATATTTGCGCTTAGCGACTTCCAAGTCGTTGGCAACCACGCGCTTAGCCTGTTCGAGCAGTGCTTGTTGCCCCTGCGAGAGAGAACCTTTGAGCTTCTTGTTCTCTTCGACAATGGCCTGAGCCGCACGAATAGCCTCTTCCTTTTCACGAAGAGCAGCCTCTTTGGCCCGTCGCTCTTCGTGATAACCCTTAGTAAAGTGCTGGATTCGCTTACGAACACCCTCGTCGTACTTCGCCAATTCATCGTCGGCGAAGTCTTTCGGGGGCTCCTTCATAGGCGAACGGCCCCTATCCCCTTCGGGCGTATCGTCTACGACTTCAATATCGTCCTCGACGGAAAACTCAATGCTGTCTTCCTTTGTTTCCTTTTCGTCGGGGAACTTGAACTCTTCTTTTCCTGCGGGCATGGCTTACTCCTTACGCACGGGTGATACCACGGGGGTCTTGGACCACAGCTTCAACGGAGTCATCGTTGATGATCCGAAACTCTTTGCCGTGGATCTTGATGCGAGTGCCAGTGTTGGGGCGAACCAACACAAAGTCGCCTACCTTGCAAGATGCTCCACTGGGGAAGCGCTTCTCGTCCTTGTAAGCGTCCGGCCCGATCTTGACGACAAACAGGACGGGCGATAGCACTTCTTCGTAGTGCATCGTCTGGCCCGCTTTCACGAGGCCGCTTTCGTACTGTTCGTCAATCTCCGGAAGAACGCACAGGAGGTGGTAAGTGGCGGGGTCGGGGACTTGGCGAGCCTTCTCCTCTGCCGTTGCGGGCAGGGTGGTTGCGGTTTCGCCGTCTTGGCTTACAAGGATTTCACTCATCGTCGTCTTGCTCCAGTTTTCGCACGAGGTCGGTTACGTAAGAATGCGCGAAGGAAAGACCCCGGATTTCCCCGCACATGAATCGGTACTCAGCATGGTCTTTGGCCGCGCCTGAAGCAAGGGCATCGGCCAAACTTTTTTGTCGCTCTTCTATCTCTCTGAGGACCACAGAGAAAACAGTCGCTGCCATACTTACTCCTTATTAGCCCAAGGCCCGACACGGGCCGTTTCGGTCAAAGTCTTCGTTTTGTAGTCAATACCACAAAATGCAGCGTAATCCTCTACAGACCGCCTGCGGCCCGCACCGTAAATGCCCATTGGACGGCTATCCACAAGCTGCTGAAACCGAGTCTTGGCTTGCTTGTCGCGCTCCCACCAACGTACTGCACGGTCTTTATCGGCTGCTTCGTCCCAGTGCTTTGTCCGCACAACAGAGCCATCCCCCGTGTCATAGAGGTGGTAGACAGGTAGATTGGGCGGATGGAAGATGTCCCACCCACGAGTGAATGCGCGAAGCGCCAGCGCTTGCTCCTCACCCGTAAAGTACGCGCAAGGGTCATAAGGAACCTCGGACACGAAGTTGCCCGGAGCAAACAGACACCCGGCTCCAATGTGGAAACCACGTACGGGCTTGGTCGTGTCAAACGGCACGGCGTTAAACGCCAACGCTAAGTGCCCGTCCTCAAAGCTGTGTGTAGACGGGACTATGTGCACTAGCGCACCTTCAGTAGCTTTTAGTTTTACTCGTTCCCCGTTCTTGATCTCGTAGGCATGCGGGTAGCTGGAAAGGAGCGGCTTTCGAGCCTGCTTACGGGCCTCATGCCACTGCTCGATGAAGTACTCGTCCCAGTTCGGCTCGAACATCATGTGCGAGTCAATCTGAAAGAACCAATCTTCACCGTCATACAGAGTCATCGCCACTGACCGCGCCCAACAAGCCCCTCGGGACTGATTGGGCTCCACACGCAAGTAGCGAATGAATGGGGCCGCGTTCTCGTCAAAGCGCAGCCTACGCTCTTCGGTCTGCTGCTCAACAACACCAATGCGAAGGCGATCCGCCCTTGACGCAGTGTCAAAGGCGTTCTGTATGGTGTACGGCAACTCAGGGTCGCAGTACGACGCAATACTGATGAAGATAGTCTTCACTCGTCGCTCTTAGGCTTCTCTGCTTGACGTTGCTCAGCCATACGCATCTGCGTCATTTGCTGCTGAAGTTTGAGCGCATCTGACTGGCGTTTGAACGTCATGTCCTGCTCATGCTCAGCGGCGCGTTGCTGCATCTCCATCGCGTGACGCTGCTGATCTGCTTGCTGCTGCGTAGCCTGTTGCTGCTGGGCCATCTGCATCTCTTGCTGTGCGCGGGCAGCGGCCACAGCCGGGTCTTCACCCTGACGGCTGGCAATCTCCTGCGCCCGAAGCTGCAACTCCTGCTGCTTAATGGCAAGCTCGCCCTGAACTTTCTGCGCCTTAGTCTGAGCGTCCTGCTGCTTGATCTGCAACTCGGCCTGCTGAAGCTGGATGAGCGGATCTTGCGCTTGCTGCTGAGCCTGTTGCTGCTGAGCCATCGCCTGTGCCTGCTGGGTAAGCTGGACTGCGGCTTGTGCCACCAGACGCGACAACTGCACTTCAACGTCCTCAGGCAGCGACTCATTGGGCGGGGGCAGTTGAACGCCAAGCTGCTCTTCGATCTGCATCCGGTACTGGAACGCAAGGTGCTCGTTGATGTGCGCCATGACTGCGGCCTGCATCTGCTGGGCCATCGGCGACTGACCAACCATCTGCGCGATGCTGGGGTTCTGGATGAACATCATGTGCGCAGCGATGTGCGCGTTGTGGTCTTGGTACAGGAACGCCTTCGTCGGCTTGCCGTTGAGGAACGCCATGTTCTCCGACACTGGGTCTTTAGGAGTCATGTCGTCATCAAGAGGCACGAGCTTGTCAGCGTTCTTGATGCCCAAGACTTCAAGCATCTGGCGGTGCAACTGCGGCAGGTCGTAGATCTGCGGAGCGCCTTGGGCCAACTGGATCGCAGCTTGGTACTGCATGATCCGCTGGGCCATCGTGCTGCTGTTGGGGTCCGACACGGGGATGACCTCCACCATGTCGTAGTCACCCTGCTTGGCCTTGCGCGAACCCTCAACCGGCTCGTAGTCGTAGTCGGTCGGCGTGTAGTCGCGGATGATGCCCTTGAGGAGCTTGAACTCCTGCTTCATGGCGTAGTGCACGCGAGCCTGCACCGCGCTCATCAGCTTCAACTGGCGCTCCAAGAGAGCCAGCGTCGTGCCTACAGGTGCTTGCGCAGACATATCCGAGACTTTCATCTCGGAGATCGAACCCAGTCGGCGACCCTCTTCCGTGATCTGATTCAGCAGCGCAAGCAGAACCTGCGACGGCTCCTTGTACGGCAGCGGCATGATGTTGTCACGCACTGCCCCGCTGGGCACATCTACATCGCGGAACTCACCCGGAGCAATCGGGGTGTCGTCCCCCTTGATGCGAAGGCCACGAGCCTTCAGTCCACCGGGAAGATTGCTGAGAGTACCGGCATCAACCAACTGCCGGATGAGAGAAGTGCCAGCACGAGCGTATCCACCAATAATGTGGATAAGACCCATACCATAAGCGCCAAATCCGGGGATGTACGTGTACTGGACGAAGTGTTGGCGCTTGAGCTTCTTGTCGTCGTCAGGGTTCCAGTTGCGGCGGATCGCAAGGACATTGTTGGTCCCCTTCTCGATGGTGATGACGTACGGCAGAGCGATCCCATCATCGTCCTTGAGCGGATCGCTGTCGATCACCCGATCAACGTGGATCTCATAGACCTGATAGCGGTCATCGTCGGTCAGGCTGTAGCCTTGCTCTTCGGCTTTCTTCTTCTCCACATCCGTATGGATGCTGATGGGGTCGCCCAAGTCGATGTCGCGGTAGAACCCTTCTACCTGCAACTTCTTCATGTCGTTCGGAGTCTTGCGCATGATGTGCGTCACGCGCTCGGCGTTGAGGATGCTCGACGCCCCGTACGGCATGATGATCTCTTCGGCGGGGATGAACATCGCCACCTGCCGCCCCAAGCCGGGGTCGAAGTAAACCTTCTTGAACGCAGCGCCTGCAAGGCCCAGCGAGTACAGCATGCGCTCGTGCTCCGGGCGATACTCAGGCATCACCTCGGTAAGCTGGTAGTTCATGTCGTCGCGGACACGCTCAGCAGCTTCTTCCTTGAGTTTGGTAATGGCACCAACGATCTCGGTCTTGACCGGACCCGCAGCGGGGAACGTCTCGATGATGGTGTCAGACTGGAAGCGCACAGCGGCTTCAGTCAGGATGGTTGAGTACACGCCACACGCGCCGTTCCACGGCTCGGTGCGCTCCTCATACTTCATGCCCAAGACCTCAAGGCCCTTGACGAACGTATCGACCCAGTCCTTGCGGCTGGCGATGTCGGCATCAACCTCACCCATCAAGTCAGAGGCCAGCGACTGCAACTCGTTCTCGTCAAAGAACTCAGCGAGGTTTGCGTTGAACTCGTCGGCTCCGGAGAAATCTG